CATTTCCAACAATTGGAACCGGTCGTCCATCGTGGCAGACAGACCAGTCTCTTTGTTTTTCTGCTGCTCAACTTCATCCATTGTGCGGACTGGATCACCAAGGTCGATGTCTCTATAGAAACCCGCAACCTGTAACTTCCTCAGCTCGTTCTTGGTCTTGCGCATACGATGCGTAACACGTTCCGCGTCTTCAAGATTCTTCGCGCCATAGGGAACGATGATGTCTTCAGCCGTAATGAACACAGCGGTCTGACGGTCAAGACTAGGATCAAAGTAGACTTTTTTGAATGCGTTGCCTGAGAGGCAAAGACTAATTAGCATGCGCTCATGCTCAGGACGGTACTCACGCATCACATCAGTGAGTTGATAGTTCATGTCATCAGCAACGCGAACAGAGGCTTCTTTTTTCTCAGGAGTCTCTTTGCCAATGATCTGCGTCTTCACCGGACCCATTGCCGGAAAAGTTTCCATGATGGCTTCAGACTGGAACTTAACTGCGCTCTCCATCAGGATTGGGTGATAGACACCGCAAGCTCCTGACCAGGGCTCAGTGCGCTCTTCATAATCAAGACCCAAAAGCTTTAGGCCTTTGATATAAGTGTTGAGCCAGTCTTTACGAGAACCAACATCAGTATCGTATTCGCCCAAAAGATCGCTGGCCAACGTCGAAAGAACCCGCTCATCAATTTCATCGGCTAGGTTTTTGTCAAACTCTTCTTCACCCGGCATGATGTCAATCTGCATGCCGTCAATTCCAATATGTACGGCCTCCGGATCTTCAATTTCAATCTCAATTTCCGGACCTTCAGCTAAAGAACCCAATCCTTGGGGTGCTTGATACAGTGCTTTATCGACTGCCATGATGTGTCCTTATCTAAATTTCGGGCCAGTAAGCCATAGTGTAGCTGTGCGCCGCAATCCTTGCTGAACAGGCGTAACTCTGTGCGGGATAAAAGCAGGAAACGCAATCACGCTTCCTTTTTTCAAATCAATCTTTTTCTCTTCTTCAAACTTCAGTTCAAAGTCGCCGCCAGCAAATTCTTCTGGGTTGTTCAACAGACAAACAACTGTGATCTTCCTGTCTTGTGGTGAGCCGGTAAACGGTGAAACATCAATGTGCCAATCAAAGTGATGGCCTTTAGCGTAATTAGCCACTTGTGGTTTTTGCCGATCATTAACCGCTAGATCCCAGCCCATTTTCTCGTTGGCCAGTATCCCAGCGTGGTGCAAAACTCCTGTGAACCAATGGTGTAGCTCAACAAAACTGACCAAACAGTGTCTTTTATCGTAACTAAGGTTGCGTTCTTCAGTTACCGTTCCACTTTCCTGTGGATAAATATCAAATTCATCCGAGGCCACATCACAGACTTCCGGCGGAATCTGCGTCATATAGTAAGAGTTCATCATCAGTAGTAAACGTGCCGTCTAGATTTAAATTCTCGTACTGGATCTTCTTCGTCCAAGTCTGCTTTAATGAAGCCGCCTTTTCTGAACCGCATCAAGGCTAAAGACACCGTATCTACATAGTCGTCGTGATCTCCGGCTGGAAAAGAGGCGACTTCATCCACCACTTCTTCAGCCCAGTGCATGTTTGGAGCCCAGACTCTACCTGAAGCAAACAAGTCTGATACAGCATTTAGTCTTGTGATCTTGTCATTACCACGAGTCGGCGTAAATTCCTGAACTGGGATGCCAGCAGCTCTCATCTCATAGATCAGCGGAGCGCCAGAGGCTTTCTTTTCGATGATGATTGAGTCCGGTTGCCATTCATCGTGCTCTGCTTTGACCAGTCTTTTGAGATCTGGGAACTCAACTCGATCTCTTACCGCATTCAACAGGATGATATTGGCCTGATCCTGACCCTTGTCGTTGGGATGGTAGAAAATACCCCAAGTTGTACCGGCTGAATAGTCCGCCCGGTTATGTGCTTCATACGCCGTATCCCAAGCCTGCAATATAAACTCACACGGCGGAGCTGATTCTCCCTCCCAGACCCTCCACCATTCTCTTTTGACAATAGCCGAAGACTCAGAAGTTGGATTTTGTTGGTACTGGGCTTGCCATTTACTATTTGGTAGTTCTTCTTTCAGAGACTCCAGCTCTTTCAGTGACCAAAACTCCGGCCAAACTGGATTCCCCGAGGGCAAAATAGCAGGAAATTCAATGACTTCCCACTCATCCCCACCCCTTTGGGCGGCGGCTTTTAAGACTTGACCTGTTAAATCCCGCTTAGCCCAGCGAGTCATCACTATTACTATAGCTCCCCCAGGTTGAAGTCGCTGTCTAGGGCCCGAGGTAAACCACTCATAGGTCCTGTCAAACACACTGGGATCGCTTTCAGCCAGCTTAGCCTCTTGTTCTGAGTGGGGATCGTCAATGATGATCAGATCTCCACCCTTACCAGTCACAGTTCCGTCCACACCAATAGCAAAATACTCGCCATTCATATTGGTAGACCATCTACCAGCAGCTGTAGAGTCGTGTCTCAGTGATACGTTCGGGAAGACTTTTCCATACACCGGCCCATCAATCAGGTTCCTAGTCTTACGGCCAAAACCTACAGCCAGCTCAGAAGTGTTAGAAGCCTGGATGATCTTCCGGTCAGGAAATTTCCCCAGATACCAGCTAGGCAGTAAGAACGAAGCGAACTCAGACTTCGTATGTCGGGGAGGCATGTTGATGATCAGTCTTTTCAACTTGCCAGAGGCTATCTCTTCAAACTTCTTAGCCATGATTGCGTGGTGTCTACCATGTACAAACCCCGGCCACATGACTTTGACAAAGTCCATGAAGTTCTCCTGTCCCCGCTCCATCTGGACAGAATTGGCATAACCCTCAGCCATCAAAAGCAAATGATCCCTCTGCCCCGCAGGCAAAGAGTCTATGACTTTCAACAACTTATCCTCTGGCAAGCTCTTCAATAACTCAAAGAGCTCGTCATCACTGGGCTCATTCAATGGTATGTACCCTCAGATTCGAAGGTCTGATAGACCTCGCCCGTCTCTTTATCCCCTTACACACTCCAAGCTCCACCAACGCCCACATCTTCCGAGATACATTCCCCCGACCCTTTTCCCCAGTCAAACCCATCACATCATCTATAGACGGGCCAAAGCCAAACCTCTTCCACCACTCATCTATCACCAGATAAATTTCCCGCTGTGCAGGCGTCATACCAACTCCAAAATTTGACTATGTAATTTTTTTACACCCCCCCATTCCTAGAACATGGGGGGGTACTTTGTCAAGCACTGCTGTAACCTATTGATTACAAAGACATTGTCAGTGTAACACCATGTTACACTGAGATTTGTAACGGCGAGTAACTTTGTTAAGTTTGCAGGGTACTGGCGAAAATTGGTGGTCTAGTGTGCGGATTACTAAGCTAGGGGCTGGGCGGCTCGGCCGACGAATTTGGGGGGTCGGGTGGTGGTGGGGTCGCGTTTTCCGCGTTTTCGTCCACCGCGCCGCTCGCATCACTATGTATATGTGACGCATCATCATGCCGTGATACATGGCCGACCTGTTCCGGCTCGGCCTCCGGTGATTCATGGTCGATAGTCTCGGCATCCTGAGCCGATTTGCGCCGCGACAATTCTGCCAGTAGAGAATCTGCCCCATCACCGCCCGACGATAGCGCGAGCCGCAAGGACTGCACCAGTTTATCTCGCGCTTCGGTTGGATTATCGGTGCGGATAATCTCGCGCCGCTCAGTAAAGCATGCCACCTCGGTTACCTTGCCCAGTAGCTCGAGGGCGCGCAGCTTTTGCGCTGGCTTGACTTCGGGATCAAGGGCGGTATTTGTGAGCCGCTCGATTACTAAAGCCCGCAAGGCTAGCGGAGTTGCATATCTTTGTGCCTCAATTGCGACCCTAAACGCCTCGACCTGTGCGGATATTGCGGGGGACGCTGCGAGACGGCTACCCTCATGCGACTGCGTTACCGGTTTGCCTTTGGTGTTGTATGCCTTCCGGTAGCTGGCCGCCTTTGTTTCACCCATTGCGAGAGCCTCGGCAAAGCGGATCTGTTTAGTAGTGAGTCTCCGCTCTTTGGTGTTGCTGGCACCGACTAGAATGCTTTGCATGCTGACGGTCTGCATCGCTTCGCTTACCTGACGGCGCGTTAATCGTTTCGTGGGTATTTTTGCGGAATCCATTGCGCGACTGTATCACCACTCCGCACCGCTCGCAACACTTGACAAGCAAGCACCAGGCCACCTGTTTATTTGTACAGCAAAAACCTGGTTTTTACCCCCTGTTTTACCTGTGTTTTAGTGGGAATAAATG